AGATTCTGCAATTCAAGATGAGATAGCTCCCGATGTGCAGTTGCGAATTGGGGCCATGCCATACGGGGGACAGTTTAGGGGATTCCACGGATCAATCGACGATATCGGAATTTGGAACCGCGCCCTCACAGAGGAAGAAATCCTCGCTCTTTACAACGCCGAACCACCCGTCACCGGCTGCACCGACCCCACTGCCTGCAACTTCGACGCAGAGGCGACAAGTGACGACGGCAGCTGCATTCCTTCTGGCTGCATGGATTCAGAAGCTTGCAACTACAACGCATTGGCTGAGTGCGAAGGTGAGGCATGCGATTATTCGTGTTGTCCTGGGCCTGGGTGTTGTGGGCCTGGAACCGTTTGGGATGCCGAGCTTGAATACTGCATCCAAGATGCCACATGTCTTCATGACCTCGATTTCGATGGAGTTGTTGGTGTAAACGATTTGATGGAACTACTGTCAGCATTCGGCACAGACTGCCCTGAGCCTGAGGAACCCGCAACTGGCGAATTCACTTGTGGTGAGCCCGTGAATTACCACGGCTACGATTACGCTACCGTGCAGATTGGGGAGCAGTGCTGGTTTGCTGAGAATTTGCGGACGGAGTTGTATCAGAATGGGGATTCGATCATCACTAATCTGAATGGCGATGAATGGAGTCAGACATCAATTGGTTCATTTGCTCAATACGCGAATAATGAAGCCAATTCAATGGTTTATGGCCTTCTTTACAATTGGTATGCTGTGGAAGACGAACGAAAATTGTGCCCTGTCGAATGGCATGTTGCGACGGATGGTGAGATAACAATAATGGAAATTGAGCTGGGCATGAGTGAATCAGAGGTCAACAACTTTGGTGCTCGAGGTACTGAGGGAATAGGAACAATTTTGAAGTCATCACCTGATGATAGCCCGCCGTGGGATGGCACAAACGAAACTGGCTTTTCTTCTTTGCCTAGTGGATATCGTCACGAAGGTGGTTGGTTCGCTTACGCTGGGAGCCGTTTTTACTTATGGTCATCTTCCTCTATTAATCTTCAGCAGGCGTACCACAGAAACATCAACAGTTCGAGTTTTAGAGGTGTCGCACCCAAAAATATTGGCTTCTCTGTCCGCTGCCTCAAGGACTAGCCCTTTTTCTCCTCGCCTTACTCAGCACTGTCTTAAAGCTCTCATGGCCACTGTACCTGGGACGATCAAAGAAGCTCATGTGATCATACTCCACAGACCAGTATGCTTCCACCATTGTCTTCTCTGCTGGCAGCCTGGTGTACACCTCATCAATGAATCCCTGGCGGGTGCTCAGCTTTCTCATCAATCGGATGGTGGGGTGATCTGGGTTGGTGCTCATAGTGTGCGGATTTGGTAATCATCTGGAATCTCATTGGGATCTGCTGCTGTTCTGGTCATCCACTCAGCCACCGCGCAGTTCAGTGACATCACCCCATCAATCTTGTCCTGGCTCCTGGCTTTGTCCAACTTGATGTTCCCAGCTGGATCTCTCTGGATCATCACATTCCTGATCATCCAGCGCAGCACAGGATCACCTTCATGGATCAGCTTCTTCTCCAGGATCAAGCGCTCAAGCTCTCGGAGCGGAGCAGACTGGCTTGCATAGCCCATGCCAATGGGAGCCATCAGGACCCCATCACCTGTCAGCTGTGTGACCAGGGTGGAGCTGTTCCATCTGTCAAAGCTGATGCTGGCCACATTGTACTGATCCATGATGCAGCTGGTGTCATGCATCACAGTCCCATCCTGGACATAGTAGCCACTGATGGTCCTCCTCAATGCCTGGTAATCTGTGACATTCCCTGGGCTCAGGTGGAAATACGACAGATCAAGCATGTCCATGTGGATGCTGCTCTCTTCTCTGTCCATCCTTCGCTCCCAGGCTGACTCTGGCAACCAGTACCAACGCCTGGCCAGCAGCTCACCATCAGGCAGCGGAGCAACCAGCACCAGGCAGCAGAAGTCACTCACTGCAGCCAGGTCCAATCCTCCATACCAGGTCAGGCTCTTCTCATCCACTTCAATGGGATCAGATCCGCTGGCCATCCATTCTTCATCCTTGATCCAGACATCAGAGCTGCTCACCCATTCATTCAGGTGCTTGGTCCTGAAGTTGGCCTCCTCGGTGCTTCCATAGTTGGTGGCCTGGGTGTACTGCTCCACCAGGTAATCCATCGAGATGCTTTCACCCAGGGAAGGGTTGGCTTTGATCCAGGTGCTCTGATCCTTCCAATCATCTTCTTCATCCAGGCAGTAGATCAAGGGCAGAAGTGAATCATCATCCTTGATCCCCTGGAGCACATCCTGGCAGGTCTTCTGGAAGTGGAAGCATGGGCCATCAATGTTCCAGCCAGCTGTGGTCACTATGGCCAGCAGTGGCTGAGCCCTGGCACCTGTTGCTGACTTCAGGACATGGAAGATCTCAGCATCCTTGTGGGCATGGTATTCATCAATGATGGCACAGTGTGGTGAGAGTCCATCCAGGCTCCTGGCTTCTGAGCTCAATGGCTCTGCCTTGCTGCCAGTGGCCTTCACATGGAGATTGTTTCTGTGGATCCCAATCCTCTTCTTCAGATGAGGTGATGCCTTCACCATCCGCTCAGCTTCCACATGGCAGATCCTGGCCTGGTCTCTCTTGGTTGCAGAGAAGTACACCTCTGCAGCTGGCTCCTGGTCAAAGTCCAGCATGGCCAGTCCCAGGCCTGAACAGGTTGCACTCTTCCCATTCTTCCTGCCCACTGCGCAGAACAGGGTTCTGAATCTCCTGGTGCCATCAGATCTCTTCCAGCCAAACAGACTGGAGATCATGAACTGCTGCCAGGGAAGAAGGGTGAATGGATCACCTGCCCACTTGCCCTTGCTGTGATGCAGGAAGCGCTCAAAGAATGCAACAAAGCGCTGGCCCTCTTCCTGGTCGAAGTACAGCCCGCGCTTCTCACCTGTCTCCAGATCATCCAGGTGCCTCTGGCAGGCAGCCTTGATCCATTGATTTGTGATGATGGTCCCATCCAGGACCTCTTGAATATATCCTTCTGATGCTGTCACCCACTTGATCTCTTCAGGGTTTCATATGGATCAGCCTCTTCCTTCTGGATCCTGGCAAAGGATGCCAGCTTCTCTCTGTCAGCTGGGCTCAGTCCCAGCTTGGATCCCAGGCTCATCACTGTCTTGGACAGCTTCTCAAAGACTGTCAGAGCTGGGCTGATCTGGTACACTCCAGAATCAAATTCCTGGATCAGATCATCAGCAGTCTCAATCTCATCAGACACCGCCTGGAGCAGTGCCCAGTTCTTGCAGTACATGCTGAGCATCATGGCATCAACTTGCCACAGCACCCCGGCATCATTCAGGTGGATGCACAGTGCCTGGAAGAGCTCTCTTCCCTTCTCATTCAGTTTCAGTTGTGGATCAGGCAGCTCTTGATCCTCAAGCACCCGCTTCTCTGGCACCCGGTCCCGATCAGGACGAAGTGTGCCCTGGATAGCCTTGATCTCTTTGCTCTTTGCTGGTCTTCCCATGCTAATTGACCCCCCTGGGGCTGTTTTGACGGTGTGCACGATCGAAGAAACCCGACGGTCTAACGGCAAAAGGGTCTTGATTTGGTTCACCCCCTACCCCTCGGATCATTCCTGTTGGTTTTCATAGCTGTCAGCCAGCTGATGCATGCACCAATCTTCAAAGCCTTTCACCACCAGGTACGCTCTCACAGTGGGATCCTCGGTGCGCATGTGGATGGTGGGATCATGGTGCAGATAGAACTGATCCCAAAGGCTGTCCAGGTTCAAGCCCAGGACTTCAGCTGTTGCAATCACCGTCCCATCCATATGGAAGGCCAGGAAGCGCTCTGCGATCTCTCGCACAGGAGTTTCATTGGCCAGGTCGGTGATCATCTCCATCACATCTTCTGGTGTGCCTCTCGGCCTGATTTCACTGCATGGTGGTGATTGCAGAGGGATTGGAATGGTCCATGCCAAAAGGATCCACCTGCCTTCACCCTGGTGATGTGGTCAACCACTGTGGCCAGCTGCACCCGCCCCTTGCTCTCACACCACTCACAGAGCGGTTGGGAGCGCAGGACGGATTCACGCAGCCTCTGCCATGCAGCGCTCTTGTATCTGGGATCAGAAGCAACCCTGCCCTGGTGGGCTGGTCGCTTGGTCTTCCAGGGTCGCTGTGGCTCTTTGCGGATGATGGTTGGCATCACAGCAAAGCTCCTGGCATTTCTCTTGGAATACTAACACAAAGCACTGACAGGCTGTGCGCATTCAAAGCACATGAGATGGGGATCAGTGCCGGATGGACAAAGGATCTTGTTTCTCTTTTTTACAAGGGAAGAAGCTCTTCAAGAAGCTGCTTGATGCTCTTCAAGAAAGGAGGTGCGCACATGTATGTACGCGGGTACACATGTGTGAGGGATCACAGCTGTTGGATTTCTCCTGTTGCTGGGTTGATCATCAGCCTCACTTCCTTTGGCTTTGACAGCGCTGCAATCTCTGCACCATGCATCTCCTTCATCTTCTGGATCTCCATCCGGTGATGCTCCCTCAGATTCTCCAGGGCCTGACGAGCTTGAGACACTTCCAGGCTCAGCTTTGATGCCTTCTCCTTGTAGTGATTCAGGGCAGCTTCATTGAAGATGTCATCCTTTGGAGATGGATCATCAACGCCTGTGAAGCACCAGGTGCCCACTGTGGGATCATTGATGAT